TATTACTAATTCTCTTAGCTTGCCAGTTGCCTGTATTATTAAGGTTTTTCCAGTTCCTCCAGATGGTTTATTTCCTAAATACTCCTCATAAAGCATAACGCCTTTCGGATTTGACGGATCTTTAAAACGATGCAATAAATAACCAATACCACTACATAATGAACTCATTCTTTCATCGTCACTTGCAGATAAATTTAATATGAATCGATAAAAGTCCGAAGCCTTATAGTCTTTATATTTAAAATCTCGTTTAATTATTGAAGTTTTCCATATACATCCTTTTATTTCGGAATAATCAATATTTTCAATGCCGTTTGAAGTAACTTTAATAGCCGTATTTTGATAGAAAAACCATGATGTTTTTCGATCATCAACTAAAAAATCAGGATTTGAAACATCCAAGGCAGATAGGTATTCATCCTTGAATTTTGCATTCTCAAAAACTGTATTCCATATTTCGTCCTGATCCCATTGATCGAGATTATAAAGCACGAAATTTTTAATGTCAAGTGCCGTAATATTTTCAACTATATTATTTGTGATTTTTATAAAATTTACTTTACCCTCTACAAATTCATACCTAAAATACCCATGTTCGTGAAGCCACCTTTTAAGTTTTCTAAAATTTATCTTAATCGTGCCTTTTGGTGTTGTATGCCAAAAAACAACCATTTCTTCTTCCGATTCTGGCTTTTTGGTTTCAAATGTAGATTCTATTTCATCAAGAATATCATGATATTTGTTTGTCATTAGTACAGGACTTTACAGATAAATATAATTGTTTCAGGTCTTTAAGGTCTTTTGGATTAAATTTGAAATGATCTACGATGAGTTTATGCATTTTTCCATATTCGATGAAATTTTCAATAGTTAAAGGTCTTTCGATTTGTTTTGCATTTGAAATTAAAAAGTCAATCGCATTTTCGGTTATAAATATAGGGCTTAAATATTTGATAATACAAGGATGAAAGTCGACAAAGTGAGAAATCAACAATAGTTTTTTAACATGTAAATACTTATATACAACACTATCTAGTTCTATTTGCATGAGACTAACTAACTTCTCAGCCTTATTATCTAGATGGATTTTCTTTTTTGCGGTTGTGAATTGCATCGCTAAAGTTCCACCCTATGACCAATACCGTTAACCATTTCAATTAATTCAATCCTTCGAGTTAAAGATGAACCTAACTTTTTAATGTCATCACTAGACCATTGTTCATCAAGTGTTACAATTATTTTAGGGTTAATTTTAATGTCGTCCTTAACTATTCGGTGAACCCAAATACCATTTGAAATTAAACACAATAATTGATTTAAATCGAACGATCCAGCTAAGTCATCAATTATAATGCAGTCGGTATTTTCATTGCACCTATTAAATGTAAAAGTGTTATCAAAACCTTTACCATCTACTTTAATCGTATTTTTATAATCCAAACTTGCTAAATTATTAGCCAGCCAACTTTTGCCACTTACGGTCGCACCTGTTATTACTGTTGCTTTTTTCATAATACTTGTTTTTCTAATTGTTTCTTATTATAATTATCAATTAACTTACTAAATCTCTTTTTTGTTTGCCAAATCCACCCATTACCGAACTTGTCAGGTTCTAATTGCTTGCGATATTTGGCATATTCTTTTAACCCATCTTCACCACTTTTAGCAATTATTTGAGGAACTACCCACCCAGCTTTATATCCCCTCGATTCTGCCAGTCTTTCAAGGTCTTGAAATTCATTTACTTGTGTATTTTTTTCAGGGAAAGGATTATCAAGGTATATAATTTCTTTGAAGTCACCAAATTTAGTTTCTTTTTCGTGAGTGAAAATATAACCACAGTCGGGGCAAATTTCTAACGATACAGGACATAAATAACCGCACCCCTTTATTCCGTTTTTGTCCTCTTTCCCAGTCGAACCGCATTCTTTAATCGGTTGAGCTGATAAACTTTCTTTCAGTTCATGAGTTAGTGACCATTGATGTGGAAAATTTGGAGATAATAAATGGGAGTAATTTCCTGCCATATCAATCAACCATGATTCAGGTTTATCTTCACACATAGTTGTTGATCTATTCGACATTTGAATCCATAATGGGATTGACATTGTAGCTCGGTTTATTATTACCGTAACTAAACTTTTTTCATTAAACCCAAATGTATATTTATCAACATTTTGAAGTACTAAAAATTCACCATTTCGCCACTCATTTAAAATCTTGTTTTCTTGACCTGAATATTTTTGATAATATTTTTCCCACAAATTATACTCTTCAACATGCTTTTCGTATCTAACAATATCTCCATTAGTTGGATTATCTTTTAATTTAGGTTTGTTTTTTGCCGATGTTATGAATTTGCTTTTAATCCCAGCATTATTAAATGCGATACATGTTTTAATTGCATGAATAATATTAACATTATAGCAAATTGCCATTGAATTATTGGTCGGGTTATCTTTATAAACTTGTACAACATTATCATATAATTCAGGTTTATTGAAAGAATTAAACATCGATGCGTTATTATACTCATAACCTCGATTTGAATCATTTACGACCTTAATGTCTGAGTTGTCTTTTTCAATCGAAATAATTCTAAGACGGTTAACGGCTGGTTTTCCTTTAACCATTGTTTTTTCTAAATCCATAGTATTGGGGCCATACACAATTTTTTGATACATCGATGAAAGTTGTCTTTGTTTTCCTGTTCGAATCGGAGTACCTGTAAAACCAAATATTATTTTTTGACTTAAAAAAGGATCGTCAAAAATCCAATCAAAAACACTTCTATGAGCTTCATCAATTATAATCACGTCCAACTCTTTAGCCCAATTTTTAAACAGATCATTACTTAACATTCTATTCCGTAATGTTATTGGCATAGCAAGAAACACCGTCTTTTTACGATCAACATAAACAGTCCCATCTCGAATTAATTCAGGATGCAAGTTGAATTGTGAAAGTTCCTTGTTTGTTTGGTCAAAAAGGTTTATCCTTTCGGTTACAATCAAACATTTTGTGCCTTTTTTTGACATTCGTTGAGCAATCCCACTAAATACGATTGTTTTACCTCCACGCATTGCCATATAGCAAATTAGCCGTCTATGTCCTGACTTTAAAGCATCAACTATATTCGCAAATAAAACCTCCTGATAGTCTCGAAACTTAATCATACCTCAAACTTTTCCAATCTTCAAAACTCAATTTACTTTCCGATTCTTTGTGTTCTTTTTTCAATTTAACATTTGCCCTGTACTCTCGCTTTGAGTGCATCCAGCAAACTGTTTTCCCTTGTGCTGAATCGTTCGGACATTCTTTGTATTTGCATTCCTTATTTTTCATTTTGCTTTGATTTTAATAATTGAATTAATCCTTTAACTATTGAATCGTGAATTTCCTTTTTTGATATTATTGGTGTGTATCTGACAAGTATTTTCCCAATTTCTTCCACATCAAATTTAAACTTTTTGTCTGTATCAATAAGATTATTCACCGTTCGACATGCATGTAGTACAGTTGCATGATCTTTATTTCCTATGCATTTACCGATAAACGCAAGAGAATCTTTTGTAAGTAATTTAGAAAAATACATTGCAATTTGTCTTGCTTGCACTATCTCTCTTTTTCGGGTTTTCAATTGAAGTAACTCAATAGACATATTAAAATAATCGGAAACTATTTTTTGTATTTGATCGATAGTTATCATTATTTATTTTTTAATGGGCAGCCACAACAGCCGCCCAATTATAAATTAAAAAGGTAAATCCTCAGGAATCTCCATCCCATCAGCTGGCAAATCACTTGAAACGTTCGGTCTTTGTTCACCACCTCCACCACTAGCTGCAATGGTCATCGTGCCAAAATCAGGTGGGTAAATGCCCTTTGCCTTCATTTCTTCATACTTCATTTTGTTTACCGATTGTTTCATGAAATGAGTAAACTCACCTTTAAAATTTTCGGGCTTGTCTTTTGTTCCGAAGTCGACAAATAAATTGCCTTTGTCTGATTTAAAGATGTTGTTTTTCTCAATAGGAATGATAATACATTCAATTTTACCCCCTTCTTTTGTTGGGAACTCCTTAATTGCGTGTTCAAATTGTGCAAGGTTAATCTTGCCGTTTGCATAGCTCATACTTTTTTATTTAATAAAGTGAATTAATTTGTTTAATTTAAAAACGATGTCAGCTTCGTGCATCGCATCGTCAGCCCCCCTGTGTATTTCGATGTATTCAACACCAGGATTAAAGAACTTGAATGCCTCTTCTGCATTTGGCCATTTATAACCGCCATAATGTGCAGCTTTCCCAGTCTTTTTTAGCTTACATATCGGAGTAGCCGACAACATTGGACATGGCAACTTTTTAACGAAAGTAATACCGTAATTTTCCAAAAATCTAAAGTCAAATTGACGATTAAATGCCGTCGCACCATCTGGATAACTATTAATTATGTCCTGTATTTCTTCCTTTACCTCTGAAAAGTCAACCCCTGATTTAATCTCATCAATGGTCATGTAGCCATTTTGGACTATCCAGGACCCGGCCAAAACTTCATCGGGTTGATTTGGGTTAATTACTTGATCAAAAATGATCTTTTTTTCGCCTGAATCAATGTCCAGTTCAACTATTCCAACCTCACAAATTCGGCCTTTGGGTTGGAATCCAGTTGTTTCGATGTCAATTATTAGGATTTTCATAATTAAATTATTTCATATTTAATTTCGCCACCGTCAAAGTCAGGACGTTCAATAAGCAATTGCAAACTGTTTTCATTAGCCCATTTTTCAACTTCGGACAAACTGTTTTTATCCAAAAATGAAGCATCAAAATGCATTGTTTTAACTTCACCTAATGCCATTGCTCCGAGTTTTAAGGCTGCAATATACTTTGCAGAGCTTGAAAGTTGATTGTTTGAAAGTGGTAATCCGTTATACAAAATTCCATCGTCTGTAAATTTAAACTCAACAGGTACATTTGCACCTGAAATCATTTTTAGTTTTTCGGATTCAATATCTTTCACTTTTTTGTCGGCATCAATTTGATTTTTTCGGGCTGTTTTACCTTCTGTAATCCAATCATTGTAAGTTTTTAGATCACGTTCGTAAGAGTCATAAAGAGTTTGTTTTTTGTTTAACTCTTCAATTTCTTCAAATATTTTCAATGTGTCGATTAAAACAGGCGGATCAATTGATGTAATTGGTTTGTTTCCTTTTGGTTCTGGAATGGCAGTAATTTTTTTTGCAGCCCCTTCAAAATCAATAAATTCAGAAAAGATACTAACCCTGTATTTATCAAGCCAAACCAAAGCATCTTCTGCATTTTGTTTTTCGGTTCGTTCTTTGTCGTTAATTGCATTTTGCGCTACAATTGCGTTTTGAAACTTCAAATTTTCAGCGTCCCAGTTTTTTTGAGTTACTTCATTTGCCTTAATTGCTTCGAGTTTCTTTTTATTTAATGCGTCGATTGTTTCAGGCTTTTCAACCTTTACGGGTTCACTTTTCACATTTGCCGAAACTCGTTTAAGTTCAGCATTAGCCAAAGTTCGATCTTCATAAGCAATTTTGTAACGTTTGTCAACTTCATCAAAATCAAGTCCAACTAATTTTGCAATTTGTGAACTCTGACTTTTTGGCGATGATTGAAGGAATTTATCAATGTCAAATTCAATACCAAAATACTTTTCTCCAATCGCTTTCAAAACACCAGTAGTCATTTTAATACCGTCTTTAGTTGTATAACTGAAAGACTCTGTTTTTTCGGTAAATTTCCACTCAATGCGGCTACCATCGGTCAACTCCATTACATAGTTCCCATTCGTTTCACCTTCTTTTAGTATAATTTCAGGTTTTTGAGACCTAAACCGATCAATTAATGCCTTTAGCATTGTGGTTTTACCTTTGTTGTTACCTGCCGTAATTATAGCGGAGCAGCCATTAAAATCAGCAGTTTGATTTGATACGGCTTTTAGGTTTGATACTTCAATTTTTTTGATTTTCATAATACTTTACTTTAAGATTACGCCACAAATATAACATTTATTCCGTTATTAGTGGACTTGATTATCTATTTAGAATGATTCTAAAATTTATACTTTTCGATTTGCTCATTGCACATAGTTTGCAATTCAATTGCACGAACTCGAATATCATTTGCAAGTTCTCCAATTGTGTACATTTTTGGGGTTTTTACAGTTCCATTGTTGAATAGAAAATCACGAGTAACCTCAACACAAATAAACTTACAGAAACGATGTTCAGGACGATAAGCACACATATACAGTTTTTCGAGTGTTGGAACTACTGCAAAGTAATCAGCGATTTGTGGGGCATAATCATCAACTAATAACCTATTATTTGCCATATACTTATTATAAGTGTTTTTAGCTGGACATTTAAACTCACCAGCAAAGGTATTTTCTTCATTAATTCCATCTGGTGAAATTCCAAGTATAGGTATGTCGCTTTGAATCCATGCAGGGACTAAAAGTTTAATTCCTTTTAGTTTTTCGAGTTCGATTCGTGCCAATGGTTCGAGGTTATTACCTCTTTCCATTGCTTCATTAACGAATGATGTTTCATATTCATCAAAATCTTCGCACATTTCACCACAAATTTTATGAAAAATTGCGCTATCTTCTAAATCTTTTACAAGCACATCTTTGCTTGATGAACCTCCGACTTTGGCATGTCGGATTCTTTTCCATTCGATCGTGCCTTGTTCAATTCCTGTGATTATTTCCATTTTATTTCTTTTTACTTAATTTTAGTTTTTGTTCATCTTTTGCGTTGTAAACTTTTGGTTCATTACGATACTTCAATGAAATAAACAAGTCTTTTAATTCATCTAGTGTTTTTGTTTCAAATACTTGTGAAACTTCATTATCAATTTCAATGCTTTTTTGCTTCTCAATTTCAATGGCTTTGTCGCTATTTGATTTGATCATTGATTTGATTTTCGAAATAATATTTGCCATTGATGAATCAAAACGAGAATCATCAGAATTTGGAATAATCATTTTTTGTATTTGAGCAACATTTTTACCAATATGTTTTCCATCAGGTTCAAAGCTTAAAACTCTTTGACCATTTTCAATTGAAATATAACCTACTTGATCGGCTATTCTTAAAAGTAAAGATTTACTTTGACCTGTAATATCTGGAACAACAGTTATGTTATCACCATCTTTTTCTTCACGCGAATGAGCAATTATAATAATGTCGATACCTTCGGCACGCCTACGGTTTACAAACATTTTAAATTCTTCACCAATTGCGCCATAGGCTTTTAATTTGTTCCATTTAAGCTTATTGTCTTTATCGCAGACGTGAATCATCAAAAAGTCGTCCAACATGGACTTTGCGGTGTCGATAGTTACGGTTGAGTAGTTCTGAATTTCGGATTCATCGGACAAAACATCACTCCATTTGTTCGCTTGAATTGTATCTACTTTATTAATAGCTCTGTCAGCTCCACGGTCACAATCAATAAGTATGTTGTTTTCTGATGTATTACTTAAACTTGTTTTCCCTGAACCTGGTAGTCCGTACAATACTACAATTATCGGACGTTCTGAAAATGGCTGGTCTTTTTTTACTATCATAACATTTTGATTTTCTACTCTGAAAGGCGAGTCACCTATTTTATTTTATTTAGAATATCCAACGTTGATTTAAAAATCAAATTAAATTCATCAGCGGTAATAACTTCATCTTCGACCAGCCAATTCTTAGGATAGCATGATTTTACTTCAATACCAATATTATCTTTCTCAATAGAAACACAAATACATTCGTTTTCTGATTTGAACCAATAAACAGCGCAAATACCTTTCGTATAATGCGGAAATTCAATGTTTACGGTTTCTTCGACTTGTCTTTTTATTGTTAGTTCCATGATCTTATTTGTTTATTCCGTAAAATTCAGATAGTGCCTTTTCAGCAGCTCTTTGTTTTGCAATACGCTTATTTGTTCCAGATGCTTCAAAAGTTCTACCGTCAGGTAGTTCAATTTTAACACTAATAGTTGGCATGTGGTCAGCTCCTGTTTTGCCTAAAACTTTTGTTTCAATGTTTGCTCCAAATTGGTGCTGAACTAATTCAGCTAATTCGATAATCGGATTCTTTTCCATTTCGTTTACTTTTTTAGTTATCAATAAATCATTTTCAATCAAATCAAATATACCATTGACTGCATATTTTATTTTATCTTCTTTTACTCGCTTTGTTTTTACAGTAGACAATAATCTATCTGTTAATTCATTTTCATTTTCGATGTAAAATGAAAACTTTTTGTCGTCCTCTTTTTGAAAGAAAACTAAAGTCAAATTGTTACGGCTAAATCTTTTCATTTTATAAGTTTTTAATATTTATAAATTTTACAAATGATTCATTTGTTATTGGTCTGAATGGGTTTTCAACACAATCAATCTCATGTTTAAGCTTGGCCCTGTATTCTTTTGCTTCATTCCAGCATTTTTTCATTGCTTCTGATTGACTTAATCCTCGATTGTGAATTAACCAATAAGCACGTCTACAAATTCTAGATTTATCAAATTTCATTTCATTTTTTAGAAACTCAATTTTTTCAGTTTTTGAAAGTCTGTAATATGTGTGTGTGAAATGCATAGTATTTTGTTTTTGATTACGATGTAAATATACAAAATAAATCAATACGGTGGACAAACGATGGCTAATTTAGAATAATTCTAGATTATTTAAAGTTGATAACAATGCATAAACCGCATTAAAACGGCGGTTTATGCTTGTGTTATCAAATGCATTTAACATTTAATTTTACTTATTATTTTAGATTTCATTACTAAAAATTGATTATCTGCATCTCGGTGCTTTTCAGCAAAAATAAAATAGGCTTTATTCTGTTGCATTAAACTCACTTCATTGTGCGCCCATGTATTATTTATCATCTCAACGCTGTAAAATTCAAACACATCTCGACCGCTCAATATGTTTACTTTAATCCTTTTTTTTGCTTTTTTCATTGAATTACAAAATATTGGAATTAAAGCTTTTTTTATATCGGAATCTAAAAACTCTTTAACAGTGTCAAAAAAATAAAACCATTTGTCATCAATTAGAACTTTTCCTTTAATATCCGGCAAACGGTAATATTCAAATGTAGTTGTATCAAGCAAGCACTTTCCACCATCAACGTGATCTACTATTTGAAATCCTGAAAGCTTACAAGGCTCGGTGTGTGATGTTTCTTCGTTCATTAGTCGGTTCTGTTTTCGTTTTTAATAACAACCTTTTCAAACTCTTCGATAGGATCAAATCCTAAATTTATTATTTGCATAAAACATACAGTTGCTAAATCGATACATTCTTCGACATATCGCGGTTTACTTTCATTAAAGGCACTTGCAATTTCAGATAACTCTTCTTTCATTTTCAAGAAAAATTCACTTTCGATAGTTTCAGGGGTTATTAATCCACGTTTTTCAATTGCCAAATAGCTTCTATATAGCAACTGTTCAAATTTATCTTTCATAATTCATTAGCTTTTCTTATTAAAGTATCTTCTAATTACATAACCCCTTACGATCGACACGACCGTAAAAACCACCGTAATAATTATATTTTGATGAAATTTGACCTCAATATCCAAAACAGGATAAATAATCAATTGAACTAGTAGACTTATAATAAAGCCTACTAGTGTGTTTGTAATTGATTCTATTAGAGAATGTTTTTTTGGTTGCATTAAAATTTCATTTGCAACTGCCCCTCTGATTCTACAGTTTGATTTGCATTTATTACTGTTTGATCATAATAACTTTTTTTCAATTCGTGAGCTATACCGAAACAACCAGCTTTTATAAATTCACAAAGTTCAGTACCGCTACCAGAATAAGGAGTATAACATGTATCACCTTCATTTGTATACATCATTAAAAGTCTTTTTATAGGTTCTCGTTGTGTTGCTGTTATGTGCCGTTCGTCGCCATCACCTTTAGCATTCCTATATTTAACCGTATCACTTTCATTAATGTCTGGCCATATTGGTTCTGCATATTCACACCATTTATCAAAAGGTATTCCCCTATTTACACTTTCTTCCAAGTCAACGTCTTTGCCTTTTCTCATTACAACAATATAATCAGCAAGTCCAGGCCGAACAATAAGACTATTCTTTTTCGTAGTCCCCCACATTAATTGATGGTTTTTTGTTCTAACGGCTGCGAGTTGAGGGTCTTTTCTTATCGTAATTTCAGCATGAAAATAAAAGCCGTATTTCTGAAACAATCGTATAACGTCACCTCTAAAGTCAACAATAGAATAGAATCCATCACCTCCTTTTAAGGTTGTTGTTTGCATTAAATGCATAGCAACCATTCGGCCATCTCTCATTGTTCTGTAAAGCTCAGGCACTAAAAATTCAAAATGTTTAATGAAATCTTCGTAATTAGTGCAATTACTGAGGTCTTGAATCGCATTTGAAAATACATACATGTTTGAGAATGGAGGGGAGAAAAAAGAAAAGCCCAAACTATTATCTGGTATTTCTTTGATTAATTGTGTTGAATCTCCTTTAACAGCGTGATACTTGTTTGTTTTAATTTCTTCACGCTCTATTTCATTAATATTGTAATCAACACCTTCATTCATTTGTTTTATCATATTATCTCTCATTCTATAAAATTTACGTTCTTTTTCTTCAATCGATTTTTTAACATTTTCCATAGTCGCAATCGTAATTAAATATACGTTTACTTCATTGGTTTGACCAAAACGATACATCCGGCGCATGGCTTGATATGTACCTTCAAAACTAAAATCTAATGAAGCAAATATCATATTTGGATTTTTCACATACTGGAAATTTAATCCAAATTGTGCAATTTTCTTTTTTGTAATCAATACCCTAAATTCATTGTTTGCAAATTCCAATAAATTTTTTTCCTTAATGTCTGTTTTATCGCTTCCAGAAACCTCAACAGCTTCAGGTATTAATTTTCTCAATAAACTACCTTCAAGATCTATATTGATCCATATTAAAAAAGTTTCATTTGGTTTTTCTTCATTAACTATTTTTGCAACTTCCTGCATTCTTTTTTCAACTTTATCTTTTAATTCTCGGTTGAAAGTTATCGCTGAAACACTTGTATTTTTAAACAATAATCCATTTTCAAAATCAGTCATCTCAACATCAACAGAACGTTCAATCATATTTAAAGCAGGTAAATTGTAACGATCATCTTCAAATCCTAAATCCGAAGGTTTAGAAATCATGACAGCCCAACTATTCACCCATTTAAAAAACTCTTTAATTCCATGCTTTTTTAATCGGTATTTGTTGCCGTCTTTCCTGCTTTTTTCAGTTGTAAAGAAAATAGATCGCATATCCTGACTTGGCATAACATTTAAAAACTCGCTATGATTGCCAAGCTCTAGGTCATCATTCGGTGATGGACTTGCTGTACATGCTAATTTAAAAGGTGTATTTTTGAACGTATCAATTATTAACTGTTTGGTTTTACCGTTGTAATTTTTAAGAATAGAACTTTCATCAAGTACAATTCCACCAAAAATAGAACAATCAATATTTGATAACTGCTCATAATTTGTAATATAAATACCCTTAAATTTAGTAGTGTTTGATTTGAATTTTTCAATATGTATATTAAACTTTGCACCTTCCTTAATAGTTTGACCAGCTACAGCCAACGGACAAAGAATAAGTACAGGTTTATTAATAAAAATAGAAACTTGATGCGCCCACTCTAATTGCATTGCTGTTTTTCAAAGTCCAGTATCTGCAAAAATTGCATATCTGCCAGCCTTCAATGCTTTTTTAACAATGTATTTTTGAAAGTCAAATAACTTACTATTCAATTTGCTTTCATCAACATCAAAGCCGCTTTTCTCGGTTCTCTTCTGTTTTGTCTCTAGAAATTTCAAATATTCATCTTTCATTTATTTTGTTTTTATTGGTTTTTAAATATACTTGTATCCTGTTTTATTAAACAATTCTTTTTTACAATTTTCAATAATACTATCATCAAATGAACCGTGTTCGATTGCTTCAATCAAATAATAAAAGTCGCTTCGCAATATTTCAGTAAAAGTCATTTTCCTTATTTTTAATTACACCACAAATGTAACATTATTTTTTAATTGGTGGACACATTAAGCGTTATTTATACTGATTCCAGATAATGAGTTTTAGCATCAAAATAATGAGTTTTCAAAAACGAATCATTTTAAAACATGATAAAAGTCATGTTTTGGTGTTTGTCCTCTATACTTATCATAATTTATTTATTATGTTCATTAAGACCAAAAAACACCAAAACATGACAAAAGTCATGTAAAATAATGATTTTCTTAAAAAACTCATTCATAAATCATTTTAAATTCATTCTTTGTAGAACCTATCAATCAATAAGTTAAGTACCAATAATGAGAGAATGAATTTATTTACTAATTCTTATGTATGAGAAAAAAGATAAAAGACAAATAAGTATTTATACCATTTATGCACTTTCTATATAGTAGTATAATAGGAGTAAAAAAATCATTTTCTCATTATCCTTTGTAATTATCAGTAAATCAAACAATTAAATGGATGATTTTTGTAAATAAAAATTCATCGTAAAATCAAGAAATCATTATAAAACATGACTTTTGTCATGTTTGCTCTGTAACTTGTTGATAATCAATCTAAGGATATGATCTATGCATCTATGATCTATGCTTATTTTTCTCATTATTGATAATTATTTTGTGAATATCGAAATTAGTCGTAAATTTGGAAAAGAGAAAATCAATTAATTTAATTTGAAATGTCAAGAGACTACATTAAAATATTTGACAGTATAATTGAAGATATAATCGAAAGACAAATGTCCGTTAGAACTTCAATTACAAATCATCATGTTTCATGGGCTAAATTTTTTAAAGTTATGGATGACTTTCCAGAAAAAGAAAAGCAATACACGCGCGCGTTAGAATTGCGCACTGAAATAATGGCTGATGAAATACTTGAGATTGCAGACGACAAAACTAACGATAGTTTATTTACCGATAAAGGTGAGAAAGAGAATAAAGAATGGATAAACAGATCTAAAACTAAAATTGATACAAGAAAATGGCTTATGGCTAAAAGAATGCCTAAAAAGTATGGTGATAAATTAAATATAGACCAGAAAACAACAATATCAGTTGAACAACCCCTATTTGCCGATGACGACGACACTGATGATTAACTTATAATCATTCTAAACTAACTTACATTAGTCCACCTTATTTGTTTTTTAACTATCTTCGTTGTGAAATCAATAAAAAACAAATGAAATCAATAATACTCGAAATCAATCTATTCTTTTTTAGAATAATTAAAATACGTGAATATGTATTCATGTATGTTAAATGGTGGAAATTTGTTGGGAAAAGAGTTAGGACTAAATATTCTGAAATGTTGTAGTGGGTGGGAACGTTGAGTACATGGGTATGTTTGCCCTACTTAACGCACCGAAGTAACAATAAATAGATAATGATTAAATTATAAACCAATGTAACAATGAAACACGGCAAATTACCTATGTACATTGTTACCAACTTTTAAAATTAATTATGGAAGAACTTAGAAAAAAGCTGAAAGAGTTTGTAACCTACGATGAAGGTAAAAAGATACGTAAACAGATAAGAGCGTGGGCAATTGAAAACTATAAACAAAGATATACTGATTCTGAACATATGGGCTTTATTAAACGGCACACAGTATCGACAGAAGTACTACATGAGCAATCGACTAACCATCCATATTATTATGGAATGTTTAGCGTATGTACGCAGCATATAATGGCTGATACGATTGAGGAATTATTTGATAAAGCACTTGATATTGAAAATAGGCGCGCTGGCAATTAATTTTTATTGTTAGCGTTTCGTTTTTAGCGTTGGCAGAAACATAGATACAAATGGAAAATATTACAGAGCAACAAAGAGATGAATTTGCAATAGGTTTTGCGAATTGGTTAAGCAAATTAAGTCCGTCACAAAAAGTAAGTGTGTGGTCTAAAAATGGAGAACATAGTGGATTATTTACAATGGATAATGAGCAGCTACTTGATAAGTATAAACGAGCGTTGGCAAATGAAGCCTAACACTTGTATAAACCGCCGTTTTAATGCGGTTTTATGCACTGTTATCAACTTTAAATAATTTTAATTAACTTTGTCTTTATGGCAAGACCAAAAGTTAAATCAGTAGATGGGTTCACATATACTACCGCAATAAAAAAATTAAGGAGGTTAAAGAAACGCATTCGAGTGATACCCGGTGGCACTAGTGCCGGGAAAACATTCGGCATACTTCCTATATTGATAGACTACGCCATTAAGCATCAATTTTCTGAAATATCAGTAGTTTCCGAAACAATACCACACTTAAAAAAAGGCGCATTAAAAGATTTTCTGAAAATAATGCGTGTTACTGGTCGTTTTATTCGTGAAAACTACAACAAGACCGATCGTATTTACACCTTTTCAAACGGTTCATTTATTGAATTTTTTAGTGCCGATCAGGAAGATAAAGTTCGTGGCCCCAGGCGTGACATTTTATATTTGAATGAGTGTAACAGATTGTCATTTGAAACTTATCATCAACTTTCAAGACGTACACGCCTGCAAATATGGCTAGACTTTAACCCCACTAATCGGTTTTGGGTTCATTCTGAACTAAACTCTGAAAATGACGAAGATGTAGAGTGGTTGACGTTAACATATAAAGACAATGAAGCTCTTTCAAAATCAATAGTTGATGACATTGAAAAGTCAAAAAAGAAAGGATTTAATAATCCAGATTTACCCGATTCAGAGCTATATAAGTCGAACAATATAAAGTCAGATTATTGGGCTAATGACTGGAAAGTTTACGGATGCGGTCAGATTGGCGCATTATCTGGAGGTGTATTTTCAGATAAGTTACGACCAGCCGAAACAATACCAGATTATGCGACATTCATAAGTTATGGGATGGATTATAGTAATTCAGGAGAAGATAATACAAGTGCCGATCCACACTCTATACATGAATTATGGTTCGCTGATGGTTCGCTTTACATCAAAAAAATATACGAGGGTAACTGTAACATCACTAACCAAGAAATGGTTAATGGTAATTGGCAAATACTATTAAATGATGCTTATTCAGATATTTATTCAATTCTTTATTATAAATGTCCTCAACTTAACCGAAAATTAGAATTTGGTGTTGGTGCGTGTATTTGTGATTCGGCCAACGGAGCAAACACAAATAAACTTCGATCACTTGGAATGAATGCCATTGGTTATCGGGATTTTATTCAACAAAACAAATTGACTAACTATGTTAAAGTTGAAGCCGTTAATAACTTACGTGCTTTTGATAAAATATTCATAGTTGATGAATCTGGCACTACAATGAAACAATTCGAAGAACTAACATGGATGACTGGTAAAGATGGTTCAATTATAACTGATAAAATCGACTGGTCAACTGTTCACCATGCTATTGATTCTGTGCTTTATGGTAGCTTGGCCTTTAGTTGGTCTTAATTAGAATGATTCTAAACTAGCAAAATAATTGCTTTGTTTGTCCACCGTATTAATTTAATTCGTATATTTACAGAGTCAATAAGACATAACAATTAAAACTTGCAATTATGAAAACTTACAGCTACACAGTAAACGGAATTGAATTTCCACAGAGTCAAAAAGCAGTTAATGAAGCCATCCGCAACATGGAACAACGGCCAGTCGTTATTAAGTTTGAAACTTGGAATAATGGGAAAACTAGTCAACGCAACATACAAGTAAAAGGACGAGGTAAAGGTTATTTTACAATATCATAATCCACTAAGTTCCGCAAGTCTTAGCGGATTACCTCCACTCCTTCGGGTTTGGGGGTTTTGGTGATATAAACCAATAAATAAATTATTATGAATCACAATTATGAATTAATACTTGGAATATTAAAAGAGTACCTTGAAGGAACTACTGGTGATATTGAAAATGGAGTACTTGAAGATATTGCTGATGCAATATCGGAAGCTGTCAGTTAATTTTAAACCCGTATGATTATGAAAACGCTAAAAAGAAAACTAATAACCGAAAGCATTATATCAATAGTAATCATGTTGGCTGGTGTTTGGGGTATTTTCAGCCCTTTTGAATTATCATTCGTTTCTCCAAGTACACACTTGATAATTTCCTCAATTGCAATGACCTTTGGTTTTATGTCTCATATTTGGAATTTAGATTCATACATCGGCAATGCAACTATTTTAGAAATGAAAGCCAAACACGAAATCGAACTACAAAAAGCGAAACAGATGGAAATAAGTTGGAAGGGTAATTTTAAGAAGATTCAAGGGAAGTATAACGCTATTAAGAATCATTCTAAACAACGCTCAACTATTGAATAATAGAAATTTTCAAAGTATATTTGTTGGAGTTATTTGAAAGTATTGATCTAGTGGCGGAATTGGTAGACGTCAACCCCGGAAAAAGAAAGGCAGTGTTTCGCATGATGGGAGGAAAAGTTAACATTTCATACAGGTTCAAATCCTGACTAGATCACAACCACCACATAAACGGAAAAATCATTATGAAAACAAAACAATTCAAAGTACCAGAAAATACAACGGTACAAATCACACAGGAAGATAACCGAGTAGTTATTAAGTTCGTGCCTGAAAAGGTTGAATTTAAGCCTAAAGATGGTGACTTTATATGTAATGAGTATTGGGTTTTAATTGTAAAAAGGTATGATAAATTCATTGAAAGTCATGCTGAGATATGTTTAGATAATAAAGTGTTTCGCAGATCTGAAATCTCTACTTATAATCCAGAGTTTACCCGATTTGCAACCGATTCAGAAAAGCAAGAACTTATCGACACACTAGCCGAAAAAGGTTTAAAGTGGAATGCCGAAGAAAAACGCATTGAAAAAATTAGGTGGAGGGCGAAAAGGGGAGAACATTATATTTTTGCTGGTAGTCATGGAGATACAGATCGGGGAGATGAAACTGGATCGACACTAGACCTTGAACGTTACAACACTGGTAACTATTTCAGAACAGAAAATCAAGCCAAAGAAGCTGCAAAGTTAGTGAAGGAAACATTGTTAAAATTTCAGGAAAGTTTGTAATTATGGGCAATAACGAATTTCAACACAGAATGGCAAAATTAAATTTTGTCAAATCAAAGAAAAATATTAGTGCTTCATTTGCTCTAAAATGCTCGTTTTGGGAAACAAAATACAATGGATTATTTATAACTGATTATGATATAAATAACAATAGATCACTTTTAGATTCAGATTTATTATGTTTGTTTTTCAGATATAATGGGATTCATGCATCTCAGGTTTTTTCTTCATGTTTAATTGAAGATGAAAAATTATTGTTTCAAGTAATAGAAGATCTATACAAATCAATTAGCGTTAAATTTCCAGAAAGGATACGATGATAAAACTAAACGACATAGCACTAACACCCGAAGCCTTCAAATTAGCCGTGTATGACTACATTGCTATTTTTGATCGGTTTAATATTGATGAATTTTATAGGTGGTTAAACGACTAAAAACAAACCAAAATGATAGAACAAATATTCAATATACTCGTTGACCTCGACAACATGGAGCGGACACGGATAATAAACAACGTAATCAACCGACTTGAAAAAGACAGGGTTGAAAAATTAGCAAAGGCGAAAGCTGAAGTTTATAAACTTGAAGTACTAGATCGATGAAACAATTAAAATTCAATAAAAAAGAACAGAATATTATTACCAATTCATTGAAAGAAATTAACCAAATATTAATTGAAAAAATGAATGCCGGGGTAAAATATCCATGTTTGGAGGGCAATATGATTATTGAAGATGAACCGGATATTAATGTATTTTTTACATTTAACGTAAGCCGTAACCAATGAAAACAATACACATCCCAAAAATAACTAACCGTTTTACATATCCTGTTGAGATAATTAAAAGTAAGTCAACACGATCTCAACTTTATTTGTCAAAACAGATAATTGAAGATATTGAAATTCCAAAAGGATCAACAATAAGTCACTGGCCGCATAAAGAAGATTTTAATAATCGGGGTGATGTTTGTACTGTTCCAGTTGACAAGGTTAATGCATTGTTGCGGTATGTGTATTTAGAAGGGTTAAGAAATAAATAAAAACTAAAATTATGGGAAAATTAAAAAAAGAAAACGAACAACTTAAACTTGACGTTAAATCATATATGGATCGAGTTAAAACACTAACCGAAACGAACGAGAAGTTAGATCTTGCGATTAACGCATGTATTGAGAAAAATGATTATCTTAACA